CCCATTTGTCAGTACGAGAAGTTTAGCCGTGTCTAAGGCTTCCTGGATGGCAGCAGTTTGGTCCGTTCCATTACCTGTAGCACCCTTTTCCCTTACGTTTACTTTACCTTTCAGTCTTTGGGTGATAGGGGCCACTTGACTCTCTACTTCGGCTGTAAGCATTCCCTCTGTAATGCCGGACTGCGGTGCATTGAGCAAGGCATCCACTTGATTCTGTGTATCGTTTATAGCTTGGCGAAATATCTCCTGCTCCCGCACGTAGTCGGTAGCTTCTATTCGCTGATTGTACTGCCAGCCTTTGAGTACCCCTTCAGGTATTCTTGCCATCGTTGCACCTCCTTATGGTTTTTTAACTTTGAAGATAACACCTAACCCTAAGAGGGCGCATGGATGATCCTCTTTGTTACGGATATCCACGCTGATTAGTCTGCCTTTACCTGATAAGGACAAAGATGATTTCTCTGATTTTGCTTTACTGAAGGAAGATGTGCCTAAGTCCCAATCGCCTAAGACTGTCCCGGAATCGACAATCACATTAGGCTCATATGTAGTGGTTACGACAACTTCCTTCCCTGTTTCTGCCGTGACAGGAGGGACATATTCATAGAGTCTGTTGGCCCATGTTGCCATTACATTGCCCTCCAAGCGTAGTACGTACCTGTAGTACCGATTGTCCTTCTTGTCATAATAGAACCGCCTGTCCCATGGAAAGGGATAGCAATCTGAAGGGCATCACCGTCTGAACTTGCGTGCATATGGATATACCCCCATGAGTAAGCCGTATCAGGTGCGCCTGTAGCACTCCCTAGTGACCAATAAAATCCTGTTTTCTTAATAGTGTCAACGTTTGTCACACGGCCTAGAATCTCCGGGAACCTGCTAAGTAAAGAAGCATCTGTTGCGTCCGCTTTAGCTTTGGCATCATCGGCAGTCGTTTTAGTTGCAGCATTGGCATCCTTATTCGCTACAGTGTCGGCAGCGATATCATTGATCCGTTTCCCCATGTGGCCTAAATCCACTGGAATCGAACTGATTTTCTGCTTTAATGTGGCAGGACTGTCAATGTATAGGAAGTCTGCTACTGGACGTTCTGTCTTGCCTGCATCATCGACAACATCATTGATTGTAACACCACGCACGTTTGTCTGTGTAGAGCCACCACCGTCCAGGTTATAAGCGAAAGTCGCTCCCCTTGCCAGTAGAATGCGGATCATATCTAAGTAAGACATACCTGCGTTATTCGTATTACGTCCATGACAGGTAAGGAAGATAATGTCCCCATTCGCCAACTGTGCAATAGCTTGTCTTGGTTCTTTAGCGGTATTGTTGTAGATGGCAGGATCCACCGCTACCCCGTTTTCAATCATCGGGAAGAATCCTGATACGGTATTTGTGTAGCCTTGTGCCAGGATTACCGATGCTGTAGTAGATGGAGGAAATGCCTTTAGTTGATTATCGGCATTGATACCTAAAGTGTAGGCTGTACCTCCATCAACATCCTGAAGGATAACTCCATCTTGGATCTGTACTCCACGAATTAATCCGCTTCCGCCTAAGTCCCACCGTGAAGCATTTGTAACTAAAGAAGCTGTTTTCCTTGCTGCAAAGCTACGGGCAGATTCCCCATTGCCACTGTTCATCAGGTCATTTTGATACCCATGCTTCAGCTTGATAAGGTTCCCGTTCTTGTCCAGCTTGGGAATGTATGTGATAAAGTAATCTGTAGCGGATAGTACATCTCTGTATTTCGCATAAGTAATCTCATCGTAGAAACTACTTTCAGATAAAAGGGAATCCAGCTTTTCCGCATTACCGGCTAGTCCTTGAAGTGACCCTACTAAATCATCATCGATACCCCATTTATACAGGTCTACATTAGGTGTCTGTACCATGTTTATTCATCCCCTATCCACTCTGCCCATGTTTGGGTCAAGTCTAATTCACTCCATTTTATTGCTCTGCTATACCCTTCTACTACCGTAACTGTAGTTCCTTCAGTATAAGAGATTTCTGTTTTCATAGGATCGATTATAGCGTTATCATCTACGTTTACCGTGACTGCTAGTTTCGTATCATTCTCGTCCCGGCCTGTGATTATTTGGACTTCCTTAAACTTCTTAGGGTTGTATGGCATGCCCATATCATAGGACTTCGTAACCACTCTGTCTTCGTACATGTATCCAAGGTCATTATACACCGTTTCATCAAATTGGTAAACTTCTCCCGAATTAAGAGATTGTACCACTAGCTCACTATTCCACTCGTACATACGGGCGAAATCAAAGTAGGGAGATTCATCGGTAGTCCAGGTCCCATAGTCCCGATAATACCTAAAGCGTTTCTTTAGATTTGGGTAGGTGATATGGTACTGATCCTCGAAAACAATGGAGCAGGCATTGGAATCTAAAGAGATTTGATCCGTTATACTGTTATCGATCTTCTCGATGTTCATGCGATTCTCATTGAAGGCAAACGATTTAAGGATATGGATACCCTCTTTAGATAGGAATGCAATCACGTTGCCCATGACTTTAGCCGTTTCTGGAGCGATGCAGCCGATACCTGAATGGATGACATGCCGTGTAAATGGATCGTCACCTGTAGGGGCTTTACCGAATAACCCTTGAATGGAGGAAGGCATGAAGATGATGAGCATGTCCCGGTACGATACGATCTTGGAGATAGCTTCCTGCTCTGGATTTTCGAAGTCCAGGGTATTGTTTACCGGGAAGTACCGCGGATTCCCTAAATGGGAAAGGTATATCTGTGTCTTATTCTTGATGTCCCCATACACGATTAAGCGGTCCCAATAGAGCATGATGCGGTTACAGGTCCCCACCCAATCCGTATCCACTTCTTTGTTTTCGTCTGTCTCTTTTACCTTATAGGTCGGCAGCGTGTAGATTTCTTCCTTGCCTGGAGTTGGATTGGAGGAATCAGCCTTAACCCTTGCCGATACCTTAACCGTCCAATCAGCAGCATCAGGTGGAGTAAATGCCCATGTCTTAGAGTCCGTCCAGTCCTGACCTAAAAGGAGATTAGTTGCACCTGCTGTTGAATCGGCCCATGATTTTTTGCCATACTCATATTTGTACTCGATGTTGGTGCCCGCTACCTTTGTAATGAATACAGAGAAAGTAGTCGGCCTGCCTGCTACCCCGAATCGTAAATCAGGAATCACCCCATTGATTGCTAGGTTTTCCCCTTCCCCGTCTGACAGGTAGTTGTCCGGGAAATCTGCCAAGCCATTCGTCCCTACGTATAGAGCTTCAAGCGGCTGCGGTTTATATGGCTCCACTACCTTTGCTGTAAATCCATCATACTCGACAAGCTCTGTACCTGTAGCGATGAATAGCTTGTCTTTCCATTGTACGGCTTCGATTGGGCGGTCCTTCTGAAATCCGTCTGGTAGCCCCGTGATGGACAAGTCTCCACCGTCCGATATAAGTCTACCCTCCACCGCAACAATGGCCTTAAATGAACCGTCAGGGCGGTAATACCTGAAGTATCCCTGCCCCTTTCCTTTACGGTTTTCAGGAGTCACTTGTTTTTGCTGTAATTCTGCCCACAATACCATGTGATCCCTCCTAAATTGATTTAGCTTCGACTATAACGGTCAGGTCTGCCGTTGCATCCCTTGGGTCCATAAGCTCTCCTGTGGATGGCTTGATAAAATAGATACGGAAGGTATAGTCATCCTGTGTACCTACAGAACACATCCAATTCCCTGTGTTCCCATCCCTTAAAACGTTTGCCGAGAATACTGCCTTGCCCCATGTATTAAATGGGACATACTGTACTTCCAGCCATTTTGCACCACTGGCACCTAGTTTGACGGAAATGATTCCCTCATTCGCATAGGAACCTACAGCGTCATCAATTGTCCATGTACTCTTAGATCCCTTGATGGCAGCAAAGCGAATGTCTGGATGTGGATTGGTGTTAAACGTCTTGATGGTGATATTCCTGAACCATGCTTCACCGATTGCATCTTCAACTAATCCCCACAGCATACGTATGTAGTTCTTGCCTGACCGGGCAGGGAATTGAAATCTGTAGTACTTCCAATCTTTTTCTGTAAACCTGGTACTGTCTTGCTCATAGGCCGCCGTGAATGAGTTGCTTTCATATCCACCTACGAAAAAGTTTCCTTCACCGCTTATTACTTTAGCCATGAATTCAACCTCTACCCATCCACCTGTAGGGACGAATATCGTATGGAACGTGTATGCACGCTCTACGATTGAAGTGGACTTGCATTTTAGAATACCTGCATCGACTACCATTGTAGATGCGCCCTCTTTGCGGACATCGCGGGCAATCATTTTCTCTAGGTCCCAATGACCTAAAGCAGTATATACGGATGTTACTGGCTGTGGAATCATATAATTACCTCCTTAGAATGGGATAGCGGTTGTGACCACTCGTCTTGCTCCATTTTTAATTGTTGTCTGCACATCGATATATTTGGTAGGCCCCCAAGCGTCCACTTGAAGTCCTGCTCCTAATGCTAACCTGTAGTTTGCAGTCGTGACCTGTGACCATAATGCGTACAGGAAGGAGTTGTCTACCTGTTTGGCATAGTCAATGTTTACCTGATTCAATACACTCGTCAGATACCCTACCTGCAGATTCTTGTCCAGGTCCCGTATCAGCTTCAGATCAGGGATGTTTGGACTGATGATAGCGGATCGTCTTGCCATACTGTTATCGGTGATAGCCTTGATAAGATTAGCTGCATCTGTAGCACCTAAAGAGACTTTCAATTCAAAGTAGGCAGTCAGGTTAGAGTCACGGCAGAACCATAGGAATTCTTCTATAGTCAGGATCCTTTCGTCTGCCCGGAATACACCGCCTATTTTCGTCCCTGCATCCAGTGCCTTCATTTGGGCCAGCGTTTTAGATGCGACTGTACCTGTCCCGTTCGTTACCCGGTCCACTGTGGCATCCGTGAAGCAGATCCATTTCCTATCTGAAGTGAGCTGCAATTCTGTCTTAATGCCCCAATACCCGGCTTGCTTTGCAAACAGCAGGGCAGAGTACGTATTCTCTGGTACTCCCATATCGAATCCACGCAGGGCAATTGTATGATGGACCAAATCATCCCGAACCACATTGTACTCCCTAGCCATGGCAGTCTGTGAGTCCTTGATGGCTTTATCCACGGCTACCTGTTCTTCATTCATCCTTGTACCTAAATCAGTGTAGGTCTTTTCGTTAGCATCTGTCAGGGCATTCCCTAATTTATCATCAATCTTCTGAAAGTTGCCTTCCAAGGAATCCTCTACACCTATGTTATCATCCGAACCTATTTCAAATAGATTAAGATTTTTTGTGTATTCAGCCATCTATTACACCTCCTGTAAATCTAATCGGTCTGTGAATACTACTTTATGATTCTTGAAAATACCGCTATGGGTAATGGAGTAGACACGCTCCACCTTATTCCCGTAACCTAAAGAGCCTGCACGCATTAGTAGCTCATCCTTTGTGTCGAAGCATTCTAACTTAGGCTCATTCTGTATGCTCAATGCTGCCACGTACAATGTGTTATCCCCCATTCAAATCACCCCATGTCTTTCCTTTTAAGTCACCCCATATAGGTTTCCGTACATGGTGTGTAAGTCCATGTCTTCTCTTCAGGCTGCCACGCTCTCCTATGTCTCGATTGACCAGGAGCCGTACTTCATTGTCTCCAAGGTTCGTTTGGTCGGCTACCGTATTCATGCCCCCATTAAAGGTATCGAATGACTCCATACTCTTTAAGGAAACTTCAGGACGCATTGGCTGCTTCGCCATTACCAATTCCACCCGTAAGGAGCATTAGTATATATCCCTGGCAATTCCTCATCGTCAAATGGAGCAACATCTGAATAGATAGCAGGCACTTCATATTGGACTGCCATGTCTGCAAGGTTTCTTTCAAACTCCTGGTAAGCGTCCGAGTATTCGAACTGTGAGGAATCCTGCTGTTTGATTCGACCTACAGCGAATGGTACGAGTAAAGTTCTTTGCCACTTTTCAGGGAAGATAGGTTGATCCCCTGCATCTAAAGTGAGATAAGGAAGGTTTGCCTTTAAGCGGATATTGATACGGGCCATGGCATCATTTAAATACTCCAGGACGTTTACTTGTGATTCCTGCTCATCAGATAAGGTATTGACATTCTGAATCAATTGAGTAGTTAGCATAATGTTCTCCTTTCCATATAAAAAGAGGAAGGGAAAAGTCCCTCCCTCTTTAGGGTGAATTATCGTTTTTTAGGTGCAATCAGTGCTTCAGCTTCTAAATCTTTTCCAAGATTAAGGTCTGCGTACACATCGCCCGAATGGATAACCTTTAATGAATTCATGATGATATCATAGAAAGGTTCTGGAATCTCATAAGTTTCACCGTTTACAGGTACACCGATTCGCACTCCGTTGATAAGAGCTGGAAGAGTTTCCCCAACTGTAGCTGCCATCTGTTTAGGAATGGAGATGTTCTTTGTCGGCATTTCGCCTAAAACTCTAGCTACCTCTTTCAATTCGTTTTGGAATTCAGCTTCCGTAAATTTGCTACCTGCACCATTTGCAGTGTTAATGTTCATTGTCGGAGCGGCAAGAACGGGTTCGCCTGCTGCTACTGCTGCTTCTACATTTTCATCTGCTACTGCTTTTGCTGTTTTAGATGTTGCCATGTGTACATTCCTCCAAGTATAAGATTAAAGGGGCACTAGGCCCCCTTCATTAGTTTGTTACTGCGTGCTCGTAACGAGTGATTGCAGGCTCTTCCAAACGGATAGCTCCGAATGCATTAAGCTTCCAGCCAATCGTTTTACGTTGATCTAAAGGATCCGCAGTTCCGGCAGAACCAAGTCCTTTAACGATTGTTTTAACTGCGCCTTGTCCAGAAATTTCAGTCGTACCATAAGCGTCTTTACCGATGAATACGGATGCGTGAACATCGATTCCACCGACACCTTTAGTAGTCATGATCTTAGCATTCAAGACCTCTACATAACGTACACGGTGCATACGGCCGATTTCGTTATCCATCATTGGTTTAACGTTGTTGCCGTATTCCATCATTTTTTGGAAGTCAGGATCGTCCATGATATCAAACGCAGTATCAGGAGAGATAAACGCAATGTAGTCACCATTTGGAGTAACTGGCTTGATGTGATTTTTCTTGAATGTACGAACAATCTTACGAGCGTCACGGATTTTGAATACGTCCGTAGCTGTGATTGTAGCAGTAGAAACTCGTCCACCTGCATAGCGTACATTCGTTCCGTTAGAAAGGATTTCACGGATGATGATATCAACCGTTTCTTTAGCTTGGTACCCTTGCTCTACTGTATACCCTTCGATAACTGGATCAATCTCTTCAAAGTCTACACGGTCAGAGAAGGACATGTATGAACCATACTGCTCTACTGTACCCGTGATGTTTGTTTTGCTGGCAGTTTCGCCATCAGGTGTAATACCCTCTGTTAAAGGTGTAAGAGCTGGAGCCAATTTACCTAATTTACGGTAGTTGACTGTGCGTCCGTTACCTTGTGGAATCTGTTTCTTTTGAGCGAACTTGTCAAAACCAAATTCAGTTTGACGTAGTACCGCCATAAGGACCTTATCATAGTATGCGGAAGGTCTAGTAGCTGGAGCAGTAGACACTGTGCTTGTTACGTTCAGGTTTAAGTTACCTGCGAAATGCTGAAGGTCGAAGTTAGGCAATGCCTTTGTAAGACCAGCAATTTTAAATGTAGTCATTTAGCGTATCCCCCTATTAAATAGTTAATCTATCTGAAGTACGCTATTAAATGAGTCCACGCTCCCGAAGCCGTTTCTCAACGTATTCGTCAGTCACTTCGTCATTGTTAGCTGTACTAGCATTAGTATTTGAATGTGCTTTAGCGGACGATTTCTGACGTTTCTTTTTGTCTGCCAGCATCTTTTGCTTTGCTTCAGTAGTCTTCCGCTCCATCATGTTATCGAAGTTTAATGCTTTGTAAGCAGCTTCGAATGGGATAGTAGGAAGTCCTAATCTAGCATCGTGTAAGCCCTGCGTTCCAATATAGTCGTAGACTTTACCGATCTCTGCGTCATCTAAGCCGTACTTTGTTTTAACAGCTTCGACCTCTACGTTAAATTTATCATTAGCAGCCTGCTTCTCAACCTGAAGCAATCGTTGCTCTGTGTCATTGAACTTCTTAAAGAATTCTTCCTCATAAGCCTTTTGGAATTCCTCAACGGACATGTTATATTGTGCAGCAACCTTTTGAAGAACTGAAGCCTGTGCAGCTAACTCTTCTTTTTCCCTGCGAAGTTTAGCGAATGCAGCGTTCTCTTCTTTAGTCTGCTTTGCTGGAGGGACATATGTAGATTCCTCGGAGTCTTCTTCCTCATTGTCTTCTTCAGATTCGTCATCAGATTCAATTTCTTCTTCCTCTGACTCTTCCTCTTCTATCTCTGTTTCAGTTTCTAACTCGTCTGTTTCAGTTTCGACTTCATCCGTTTCAGTTTCTTCCTGCGTTTCTTCAGGTTCCTCGTAACTAGATTCAAAATCTTGTCTGAAAGATTCTAAATCGAATCCGTCACTGAAATGCTGTAAGTCTAGCTTTAACCATTTTTGTTCTGACATGTTATTGTCCTCCTTTGGTATGGCGCGTTGGCCCACCTACCTTACCCTTCAGGCGGTGAAACTGAAGGCCCGTACAAACTAAAGAGTGATAGATGTTCAGCGGGCATCTTGGGTAGCCACTTGCCGAAGGTGGCGGCACTCTCTATTGTTTGTCCGTACTCTACTGTTAAATATACCCTATGGTGTATAAGTTAGTCAATCATTTTTACTAGACTGCTTCCCCTGGCGCAACTGAAGGGGCTGTAGGCGGTCCTCCTGGAGCTGTTTGCATCGGATCACCTAAAGGAATCTCCCCGGATTTGATGCCTGTAATCTGCTGTCTTGCCATTGCTTCAATCTCTTCAGGCGGTATGTTTCCATCTGCCATAGCATCCGACATCATGGAAGCCACTTGTGTCAAGATATCAATTTCACTTTGCATTTCTTCACGGTCCATACGTGCGACAAGCTCATCAGCATCGATCATGTTTTTACGCTTCGCAAATTCCTGCGGTGTAATCAATCTAGGTGTTACATTGAATTGATATTGCTTCATGAATAGGTCATCCATTTCAGCTTCACGTCTTGCCTGTGTAACTGGAGCATGTGCGCTTACGTCAATATCTAAGTCGTATTCAAGATCGGAATAGGCTACACCGATATATGGCTTGAAATCTTCAGGCTGTTCAGGATCACCCTTGGAAGCTAAACGGATCCATCTTGGCTCTGTGTATTTAGATGTAACGAATCCGAGAATGATACGGGTCAACTGCTCCACGTACTGCTCGATGTCAAACATCTGGTCCTTATCACGCATGGTGGCCCGGTCTATCAAACTATTAACCCCGCCTGATGTCTGAAGGGAACCAACTGATTGTCCCATGTATGCTTCATTCATGCCCGTGATTTCGCGGATATTCTCTTTAGCTGATTCAGCCAAGTTAGTCAGGGCCATTGGGATATCAGGCGGTGTCTGCCAGTGCATCGCTCCAGCAGCATCGTTTCCATTCGTCACCCATACATGACCTGGAGCAAACGCATATTTCATAGCTTCCCTTGGATTGATACCTGAAGCCTTCGTAATAACCTTTTGCGGATTCTGAAGGAGTGTACCAATCATGGCGATAATACCCTCTACTTTGTTGACAAGCTTTTGGTTTTCAAGGATTAGTCCAGCAGTGCCACGGCCCCAAAATTCTTGTCGTTGCTTGAAGTCATAAAGGACTGCGAATGGATACATGTTAGGTTCAAGGGGGTCGATTGAACCGACTTCCTTTGTTCCTGCGATATATGTAACCTTATAGTTCCATCCACCAATTTCCTCGTCCGTTTCTATCTCTTCCATCTCAGGCTCGATAGGGTTTCCATCCATGCTAATCGCTTGATCGTCACCCATTTTAGGACGCTGCTCTTTCACCTTGTCCGTATTCCAGTAGCGTTCATAATGAGCATGGAAGTCAATCATGCCATCCTCTTTGTCATTCTCTTTGTAGTAGTCCCGGTTGTATTCCTCACCGTAGTTCTTATCCTGCGTATCAATTTCCTTCAGGTCTACATCGAATTCCTTCTCTACCCAAGTACGGGAACGCTTTTCTGTTACGTGTACCCATTCGGCATCCTCTAAGCGATACGCATTAGGGTCTACATGGAAGTTCATCGGGTCAATCTCTTTCATCCGAATCTCACCCTCATAGGCTGCATTCGTTCCACCCAGGACTCCCGTGTTTTCATCCCAATACACATAAGCGATTGCCGTACCTAAAAGCTTTGCCGTTTCGATGTTGTCCCGTACAATGCTCCTGGCCTTAATCTTTTTCCATACCCACTCATAGACCTTTTGGAAGTCACGCACACGATTGATGTCATCCTTAGATTGTGGGCGCATCATAGCCATAGGATTCTCACCTGCTAAAGCTGCACGCTTTGTAGTCACAACTAAATGGATAAAGTTGGTGACGGGCTTCGGTACCCAAGGGGGTAACTTAGAATTCTTGTATTGGTCACTGCGGTAGAATTCATCCAGCTCTTTCCACAGGGGAATGTACTTCTGTTTAAACTTTTGCGACTTGTCCAGCCTTCTCATATATTTTGCGACTTTAGGAGTCATCTTAGAATCAGCCATCATTTAACCCCTTTCGAATCATGCTCTTTATCAATCCATTCTGTATAGGTAGGGTCCCCGTATGAATCGTTGTACTTTATGATTCTTTCTTCAATCTCTGCATAGT